TGGAGGTTGATGCGGACCTCGTGGTACTGGAGCGCGATGAGCGGGAGCGCCAGGCCAGGGTTGCGGCAGAACCAGAACTGCAGCGGGATGTACAGGGTGTACTCAGGAGAGCAGTTGAGAACCTCGTTGGAGCTGTTCGGCTCGCCGCCGCTGCAGTAGTTGTCGCAGGTCTCGCCGCCCTGAACCAGGAGGTTCGTGAGCTGCGGGATGTTGCCCACCATCTTGGCATAGCCAGCCTGCTTGCCAGGCTCCTGCGTGAGCTCATTCCAGATGTGCAGCCACTGGCCATAGTGCTTGTCGATGCGCTGGCCGCCGATCTGGAGCTCGACCCAGTCGATGAGGTTGTGTCCAACCCAGTTGAGCCAGCGGAACTGGGCACCAGAGCCGTCTGACGCCAGGAGCTGCACTGACGGGAGCGTGGCCTGGAGGTACATACGGTAGATTAAGTCACCGTTGCGCTGGATCGTGCACGTGACCTGCTTGCCGAAGTTCGGCGCGCCGTTCCACGGGTTCTCAATCGCCTCCATGGCGAAGTTCGTGTGGCGGCGGTAGACCACCTTGAAGAAGGTGATCTGGGGGTTTCCCGTGAGATAGACGTCCTGCGCACCATAAGCTACTAATTGCATCAACCCGCCCCCAGTCATGATGTATTATACACCTCCTTTAGAAAAAAATTTTGGCAAAATAGAAAATTTGTAAATTTTTGGAGAAACTATTAAAACCAGAGCCGGAGGCTTCCGCTTTCAAAAGGTCAAAATCTCTTTATTCTGGCCACTGCCATTGTAAATCCAAACTTCGAAATTGTGGCCCGCCTTTAAAACTGCCTTTGCCTTTTCTTCCAATCTACATGTTTGTAGTTGTAGGGTCCAATCAGATTTTATCTCAAGTATTGTATTTAGTGGCTCAATGTAGAAATCAGGGAAATAGACTCTCTGCTTACCCTCATTACATATATATTTTACATGAGGTACGATACCTCTTCCAACATAAATCTCTTCTTCTGAAAAGTGTTGAAGTAATTCAGTTAATGCAATATTTTCGTATCCTTGTATCTTTACAATTTTTCCACTCGGCATAGTGTAGTCACGATGTTTAAATGATGTCTTTTCTGCTTTTGCCTGAACATCTGGATTTTGATTTGGATGCCCACCATATCTTTCCATACAGGTATTCATCCATTTATCATGAACTTCTTTAGTTCTTTTTGGATGATCTCCATATTTAAGCTGATATGAATTTTTTATTTTATCTTTAATTTCTTGATTTTGCCCAACATTTGAAACACCATAGTTTTCCATAAATGTTTCTTTAATTCTTTCACTTACAATCTTCTTAGAACACTCTTCACAATAAGGCAATCTATAGACATTTAACATCTCAAACCGTTTAGTACCCTCTTTACCACATTTACATTGAAATCTAATACGCATTCGTTGATTATATTTTGGATAATCGCCTATCAATGTGGCGCCACCCTCAGATAGAATTTCTTTCAATATCTCGATGGTGTATTTCATACACTATATACTAAGAAAGTAATTTAATCAAATTTCAAATAAAGTAAAGCGCCTAAACGGATTCAGGACAACTCAATAGAATTTAGTATGGGTGAGCCCTACTTCAAGATAAGGCCAACAAAGCGGTCTAATCCGGAGGCTCGTACTACGCTAGATGCAATTCACCAGGTGAAAATGTCCCAGCTTCTTGAACAAAAACAGGGAGTTGACTCACTAAAGCTGCAGGAAAAACAATTGACCCGTGAAATAGAGGTTTGTGAAAACATTATTGAAAGGAACCTGAAGGAGAATCGCCTGCGTGAAGTGAAGCGTGAGATTGAATCAATTGACAAGGAGGACGATTTACTAAATTATTTCTTGGAGACAGGTGATATTCTTTACAAGTATTACGATATCCAGGAGAAGATTCAGAATGGAGTGGAGAGTCTACAGAAAACTAGAAATTATGTGAAACCGGGAAGTGTCCTCGCGGCCCTCCATGATGCGGCAGGTGAAAGCAGTGGAGCCACGACGGATCTGAAAAAAGAGATGAAGGGTGAGAATTTACAACGGGATAAACTCCTTGATAAGTATCTACAGAAGGTTGATCCTGGTCATGCAAGGAATACTTCTGTTGAGGCGGAAAGTGGATTTGGTCTTTGCGATGAATGCTCATCAGAAATGATTTTCAGCGCCAATGAAGCCATGTTTAGCTGTGCAATCTGTGGACATCAAGAGTTTGTTCTTATGGATAGTGATAAGCCGAGTTATAAGGATCCGCCACGTGAAGTGAGTTATTATGCATATAAGCGTATAAACCATTTTAATGAATGGCTTGCACAATTCCAGGCCAAGGAGTGCACTGATATTCCGCAAGAAATCTATGATCAGATTTTACTGGAGCTCAAGAAAGAGCGTATTACGCAACTTGAGGGACTGAAGGCAGCAAAAATTCGCGAAATTCTGAAGAAAATCAAGGCGAATAAATACTATGAACACGTTCCCCATATTACAAATCGTCTCAATGGCAAAAATGCCCCTGTGATGAATCGTGAGATTGAGGAGAAACTTCGGTATATGTTCAAGGAGATTCAACCGCATTTTCAGAAGCACTGCCCCAAGGGGCGCAGCAATTTCCTTTCGTATTCATATGTTCTGTATAAGTTCTGCGAACTATTGGAGCTGGATGACTATCTCCCAAATTTTCCTTTATTGAAAAATCGGGATAAACTCTATACNCAGGATAAAATCTGGCAGAAGATTTGTGAAGATTTGAGTTGGCAATTTGTGAGGTCAATTTAATTCAAGTAGTATCCGCCAGCGTACGGAAAGACCCAAGGGCGGAGTTGACCAGGGTCCTCGCCTGTCATGTCAGCAATTTCGCGGCGCACCATTTTAGGGTACACATTATTATAGTAATTATAGTCTTCTGCGTTGGGTACATGGCTTGTGGTTAGTTGTACCATAGTTCCAGGAGATGTGAAGAATTCACGCAGCGGGCTTATAACAGAGAGAAGGATGGCGGAGGCAAAAATCACAAGGATCAGAGCTGTATTGGAAAGACGCATTCTACTTAACCCCTACCAATTTGTGAGGCGGCCTGTTTGAAAGATGATGCTGCTCCCATATCACCCATTGCGGCGGCCTGATTGGATTTATCTAAAAGCATCGCTTGTTGATTCATTGCTTCAGGTGACAAATTAGGAACCATTGGGCCTATTTGCGCCATTGGTGCCATTTGGCCCATTTGGCCGTAGGGGGCCCCTTGGAGTTGCATGGCAGAAGCTGCACGGTAACGATTGAATGTAGGTGACTGAATTGGCAGGAGAATTTGTGCATCAATTGGTAAAGACATTGGGGGTGTCGCTCCATAATTCTGCATTGGGCTTGCCATTCCAACTCCTGTCATTCCATAATTCTGCATTGGCATTTGCATAGGGGTCTGCATTTGCATAGAGGGTACCATAATGTCCGAGATAGGCTTCGCGGATACTTGAACAGGCGGTTGATTTGTCGGGGTATTGGGGCTCGGAATCTGATTTCCACTCGCATCCACCTCAAATCCTTCAAAATATGAACGCGATACGATTACTCCTCCAAAGAGAAGTGTACACATCAGCACGATAAGTGCAACAGTTGTTGTTGACATACGCATTTACTATTTATCTATGGCATAGAAAAATAGTAGATTTGTTGATAGTCTTATTGCTTGGTCTATGCTCTTACTTCGTAAGCTTACCCTGAAGGGTCGCTGCGCTTAGCCTGAAGGCTCGCTTACTTCGTAAGCTTACCGCGGGAAGCCTACGAGGTTCGCACCAATGCCGAAGCCAGCACCCTGGCGAGCCGTCACGCCGATGGACGGGGAGACAAGGTCGAGTACGGCAAAGACGGCCGCAGCGACGATGGCGATGGCGACGACCTCCTGGAAGTCAATGCCCTTCCGGGGAACGAGCACGGCCGCGAGACCGACGGCGATTCCCTCAATGAGATACTTGATGGCGCGATTGAGAACTTCAGCGAGATCCATTATTTATATTGGATAGTGAGAAATTTTTTGGGCGCAGACCGGCTGCGTGGAAACCCCCTAAAGAAATATACCAGTAAGCCCTTAGAATGTCAAAGGAGGTTAACTATACGGAGAAGGAGGACTTTCTTGATGAGGACAAGGAGATTCCTGGCCAGAAGTTTTGTTTACTGAGTTTCCTGAGTCCGGAGAAGGTATTGACCAGTAAGGATGCATCCTTCTTTTCATCATTCGTAAAGGACTATGAGATTCAGTATAAGACAAAGAAGCTTGAGGCTTTTCTTGCTGAGACGGTTCGCACAGTCAACTCAAAGCTCGAGGCAGAAGCTGTAAAGGCAGAGAAGCTCGACCTATCAGGTATTGCAGTCATTTGCCGCACGAGCCAAGTGAAGATGGAGACTGTACTTGCCGACCTTGAGGGCTATGTACGCAAGAACCAGGCTGAAATCAAGGAGACAACGATTCAGGAGGCCTATGAAGATTTTCTCTACAAGAATGGCACACGCCTTGAGGAAGAGTTTTATGCAAAGAATAACTTTAGGACCTCTGTGCGTGGGCTCAAGATCCGCGGCGTATATGCATCACAGGGCGAGGCCGTTGCTCGTTCTAAGCAGCTGCAGCGGAATGATACAATTCACAACGTATTTGTGGGTGAGGTTGGCAAGTGGCTTCCATGGGATCCGAATCCGAATGCAGTCGCGGAGCAGGAGTATGCTGAGGACCAGCTGAATACGCTCATGAAGAAGTATAAGGAGAATGAGACTGCGCGTGATACTTTTTACTCAGAGCAGCGCCAGAAGGGTGTGAAGGGTATGGCGGGACAGCAACTGAAGGTGGAGCGCCCTGAGCCTGAGGCTGCGGATGCCTCAGCCTTTACTGCAGGTGTTGGCTCGTATGCCAGCATGTTCAGTGGGCCTGCTGACCTGGTTATGGAGCGCAGGAAGGAGAAGAGGGATGAGGATAAGAAGGACTAGTCTGTTTACAGTTTTTTGAAAAAACATAGAACAGATATTTACGCGTAATACCCAGTGGCACCCGCTGAATTTGTCATCTCATTCGTCACAATCGGAATGCACTGGTCGCTCTGGCAGAAGGTTCCCTCAGGGCATTGTGTCTCACGCTTGCAATCATAATTGGAAAAGCCCTGTACGAGGCCGGGGAACATGCTGCGCAGCATCGGCATGAATAGAAGTACCGCAAATAAGATAACAAGGGCACAGCCTGCAACTCCTAAACGCATCATCTTAGCCATTCTATTCAGTGTGGAGAAAGCCGCCAGGATTTCCAAGATCGGAAGGCTCAACGGGTAAATCATAAAAGGTCGGCAACATCGGAGTATTGGAAGAAGTGCAGTATCCATTCATGCAGCGAGTGCCATGTACACATGTGGGCTTATCAACGCCGCACATCTGACCTTCACCTGCTTCAAATCCCTCAGTGCGTCCTTCAACAGCGTACCATCCCATGAGTACACACGCGAATAGAAGTATACATAAAATGGCTATTGTGTCACTCTTCATCTCTACATCTTGCGGATATTAATAGGAGGTCCCTTGAGTTTCCGTGCTGCACTCGGGTCATACTGGTTAATATCTTCCTCATCTTTGTCGCGATAGTGTTGTTCACTATGTTGCCAGAACTCGGGTGCTCCAATACGAAACTTCTCAGGGTGCATCTCAGCCTTGTACCAGAAAATACAGTCCTCAAGTTTATTACTCTGTGATGTATTGTCAATAACAAGGCACTCGTAATTCTGTGTACATTGGTCCATGACCTGGCAGAAGAATTCAAAGGAAGGAAAGGCCGACCCGTAGTTATCATAGATGCGCTTACGGTTAGAGGCGTAGGGCTCACGGAGAATAAAAACATAGTCTACGTTGGTTCGGAGAGCCGGCTGAATACCAAGGGGGTACTGCATAGTAATCAAGAAAAAGACCTTGAGCCAACGACCATTCATGAAGAGGTACTTAATATTCTTGTCGTGCGTCCAGGAATCGTCGTACATACAGTCGTCAAGAATCATAAAGGAGCGAGGGTCAATCTTACTCTGTTTGCCAACAGCGAGGTCCTGTTGGATTTTGTGCATCACGAGTTTCTGCCGTTTACAGAAATTTGCCAGAATGACAGGGCTGAACTCTCCATGGATGAAGAGTGGCGGAATCATTTGTCCGTAGAAACTGTTTGACTCTTCCGTACCACTGATGACTGTGCCGAGCGGCATATTCTGATGGTGGTAAAGTAGGTCACGAACAAGGGTACTCTTACCTGTACGACGGCGCCCAATGAAAACGGCCACGGCATCTTGAGGAATCTTTTTCATCTCGAACTTGCGGAGGGATACATTCATAGCGGAAGCGGCTGCCATTGCGTCTCTATATACTAGGGACGCAAACGCGTTTTTTGAAAACTACCCTTACCTTAACCCCGACCAGAAAGAATGCCTGTGGAAACATGGGATAATGCGTTGAAAAGTGTCCCTCCTCCGCCCGTGGTTCCAATACAACAGACTCTAACGGCCGAACATATGGCACAAATGTCTGGTTTTCGGAACCTAAGTTTATCTCATCCGGCATATTCGCTCCTTGGAATTGATTCAAAGGTCCAGGCGTGGCTCGACCACAAGTGGCGCTGGCAAGGGCAGGGCAGTGAGGCGGGAAAGGGTGATTGCGAGATTACTCTCGGAAATGGACAGCACACTGGAAAACAGAAGGCATATTGCAAGGTGACCCATCTTCTGGACCCTGTTCGTTGGATGAAGGGTCGCTATGAATTTGCGACTGCTCCTGCCAGTCCAACTCGCACAAAGGGATGGGCTCGGGCTCAGGAGAAACTGAAGGACCCAATGAATCAGGCATATGTAGAGGCACTGAGTTACTTTAGTCTCTCACGTCTCCGTGAGCTCGATGCATCGCCGCATTTTCCCTTTTACTACGGCTCTATGACGGCCATTGCCGATAAGTATATGTTCAATATCAGTGAAGAATACGATAGTTTTCGTAATACTCGCTGGTTCTGGCGAGGACTGGATGCAAGGCGATTTGCCGTGCAGGCAGATTTTGAAACGGATTCGGATCGAGCGTATTGGACTCGTCGGCCCTCCTTTATTAATGAGGGCGGAGACTCGACAAATTCTGAAGAGGATTCGGATGCTGAGGCGTCTGCGGATGAATCACTAAAGGCGGATTCTGTTCCTGGCGGAGCGGGAAGTATTCATACGGCCGATAATCTGAGTTTTCACAGCCAGTCTGAGGAATCGGATAAATCTGAGGAGGATGAGGAGGAGGATAATGATGACCCGCATTTCTTTGCCGAATTTAATGATTTTCCAGTAATGCTTATGTACCTTGAACGGTCAGAGGGTGTCATGGATACTCTTCTTGAGAATCATAGCCTTGTAGGTGCGGAGCCTGGCGAGCCTGAGTGGGAGGCGCGTTGGTCAGCGTGGTTGTTTCAGGTGATTGCGGGTCTCTGTGCCATGCAGCACACACTTTCAATGACGCACAACGACCTTCACTCCAATAATATTGTCTGGTCATCGACCGAGAAGGAGTTTTTGTACTACGCAAAGCGCGATGGAACCACATGGAGAGTACCGACCTATGGAAAGATTTTCCAGATTATTGATTTCGGCCGTGCTGTATTCAAGTTAGGTGATAAGATAGTCTACAGTGATGATTTTCGTCCTGGAAATGATGCAGCGACACAGTATAATTTTGGAGAGTTTGCTGTGAAAAAGGAGGCGATTGTCACACCGAATCCGTCGTTTGACCTTTGTAGGCTTGCAGTGAGCCTTTTTGAGGCCGTATTTCCCCATAAGATGGAGCCGAAGAAGGGTGGTCGTGTCATGTCCTCTGAGGAGGGTATTGAGATGCGCGAAACGGGGTCGGATTTATTCAATACAATGTGGACCTGGATGGTGACGGATGGACGGGAGAATGTACTGATTGATGCCGATGGAAATGAAAAGTATCCGAGTTTTGACTTATACAAGGTGATCGCGGAAGAGTGCCATATGGCACGGCCGCGGGATCAGGTGGAGAAGAAGCCGTTTAGTGGATTCAAGGTGAAGCGGGTGCCGAAGGATGAGAAGGTGTATAGTTTATTCTTTTGATTAGAAATCGTTTTACGATTATAGATCAAAAAGGTTTACTTGCGGTAGGTTTTAGATTTTATGTAGAGGCGGTTTTTTCTTGTTCCTCCTTGCGGTTTTAGGGGAGCTCCAAGTAATCCACGATATAATCCAGAGGTTCCTTGCGGTTGTGGGGGAGCTCCAAGTAATCCACGATATAATCCAGAGGTTCCAAGTAATCCAGAGGTTCCAAGTAATCCAGTGCTTGGTGGTACTTTTTTTTCTTCTTGTTGTGCTTCAAGTCCTGATGTAGGAGGGGGGGGTTCGGCTTTTGGCTCAGACGATTCTTCTACAGATTCTCCTGGATTTAATATGTGAGAAAATACCTTTGAAAAGGGTGATATATATTCCTGCTTATCTTCTTCATCATCACTATCATCATCGTCATCAATTTCATCATGTATTACAGCATTATATATCTGTATAAATTCTTTTGTTTCTTTATCAAAATTACCCGTTCTAAGACCAACTGCAAATTTCTCTATGATATTTTTTATTTCTTGTAATTCTTCATCAGTACCTCCGCCTTTAAGAAATGGAGTTACT